TTTTTTTTTTTTTTTTTAGAATCTTAATTAACTAAATGGAATCCAATGAGCGCCGGGGTGACTCTTCCGGCTGGGTGCAGATAGTAGATTTTCGTTGTTGTTGTGTATTGTTAATAACTAGTAGAAGATAGATGTCAGTCCAATTCCTTAAATAAGTCGATTTTTCGGCGGTATAGGGGAGCTTCAGTAAAGGCAAATTATCCTTTTAATCCACATCCTAGGCCTAGAATCGACGACTACATAGATAGTGAGGGGGTAAATGTTTCGGGGTTTCCGTTCCATAATCCTTTATTCGATGAGTCCAGTCGTGGTCTATTTGTTTCCAGTTAACGCAAGGCAGATGAGCTACGCTAGCTCATCCCCCTCACTTGCCTCATCTCTAAGAACTACTTTGTCAAATTGTTCTAGAAATTCGGCCCGATGGTCGGTGTAGCGCATTGTAAGTAAGGGCGCATAGTCCTCCCGCAAAACTTTATTGACTTTGTTGCGATAGTCGTTGTAGAAATCCTTTCCATGATGGAAGGAGAATCGGAGAGCGTCATCCATATTAGAGTAAAACAGTTCGTGGCTGTCGCCATGAATTGTCACCCAATTAGTCAACTCCCGGATTACCTTCGGTGCCATTTTCATGTGCCAAATCATTCGGTATTCTGGGTCCTGTTCAAAATGACATTTCAGGAATTGGAAGTCCTTAATGTCAACCCAGGGTAGGTGTTGTTCGGTCCCGTCTTTAGTTGGTGGAGTGCATTGATAACCATAGTGTTTGAATATTGTAGTACGATTAATCATGTTGTAAACAGCACAACACTCGTCAGAAACGGTTCCTCCTCCGTCGTCGCCAACTGCCACTTCATGGCTTTCCTCGTCTTTGATTTCACAGGTTGCTTTTTCCGGCTCGCCAGCCGCAAGATGTAGTTCTATCCAATTCGCATCGTTGAGCAAATCGTGTGTACCAGTATTTACATCAGAGGTACCTCCGTCTCCAGAGGGCACCCCTTGTACTGCTCGGTAAACACAATTGTCGACAATTTGAATCCTGTCCAAAAAAGCATCTACTCTTGTTCTTCGTCGTTGTTCATTGATTTTATCCTCTTCGTGAAGTTTCAAAAACTCAATTTCTATTTCGAAGTGATCTCCGATGTCATTGGAGTCCACGTTTCCGTCCCATTCTGCAAAATCCTCTGGTAACCACTTTCTTCCTGAGGCTCCCAAAAAATGAATGAGTCGGGACGCGTCTGGTCCATGCATGTCAAGTCCAAGAGCGGAACCAACTTTATAGCCTATTTCTAGTCTAAAAGCTTGAACTGCTCCAAACAAACGTCGGTGAATAATTTGCCACGCCACATTATGCACATTAAAGAAACGAGTCTTGTACAATCTTGCGATCGAACGTTTCTCATCCTTCAGTGTGTCAACGTAAAAGTTGTGACGAACTACTCCTTGTGCTAAGCCATCCCAGATCTCATCGAGATAGCGTTGTAATAGTGGTCCCGCTTGGTATCGGAGTCCACCATCCTTTCTCTTTCCAATCTCTTCAAATAGAAAATTTCTTCCTGTCTGTCCTGATGGTCTTAGTTTCACAAACGGGAAACCTGGTGAAGTGTCCATTCGCAATGGCGCGATATATTTTTGTCCTACGATTCCGTTGATTGCCTCATCCTGTGTTAATGTTCTGAGTGGTCCGTTAAAATCTTTACTCGCTTTTTCGAGCTTTTTGATCTTGTGACGAACTACCTGATTCATGATGGTGCGTGGTCTCTTGTTGAAGTGCACTTTTCCGAATTTGTCCACTCCTCTTTGCACAATGTCGCCTGGTGATCTCGGGTCTTTGTCGTTCAAAATAGCTGGTTCCGTAGTATGTTCAAATATTTGGTCGAAGTACGGAGAAGGAACAATATCCGTTTTACGGGGCATTGCTACTACCCATTTCTCTTCCAGTTGTCCTATAATTTCGATACGGCCGGTAGGAACTACTCGCAGAGTGTGGTCAACGGGGAGATCCTCGCTGAATACTTCATACTTGCGAGAACAAAAGCGCGAAATGTCGTCGATACTCTTACTCTGTCCAACCACAATATCCTCCGTGATTATTCGATCGATCAACTCACGGAACAGGGCGAATGAAAAACCCAATGAGCGTACTCCTCCAAAGTGAAATCCGACAAGCTTTTTGGTCAGATTTTTATTCTTACAGATCAATGGAGATCCACATGCTCCGGGGGCAACGTCCACATGGTACTCCCATCCTGCGGCAACTGCTGTTTTGGCCGTAATTCCTTCTTTTTGTAGTCGGGTCTCGACTCGTCGGTCAATCATTGTGTGTATTTTAGGTACGGGGTGCGGTACAAAATCTCCGCTGTCGGGCATCTTTTCCAACAGAATTCCCGCACTTCCGCAAATTAGGTCAAAGTCGTCATAATTCGCAACGTGTGGTCGAATGTCGCGAAAATTGGGCAAAGCTCGATTTTCCTGAAAATTGACAAAGACAATGTCCTCCAAATACTTTCGTCCTTCGACGACAATGTACTCTCCTTTCTTCACAAACTTAGATATTGTCAATAATCCTGGGAATTTCTTGCCCTTCCAATCAATGCAGTAGGGAACTTCGCCGTGTAATCCTTCGAAAACATGGGCAACAGTAACCATCCAGCGTCCACACAAAATCAGTCCATTTACTCCTCGTGTTCCAACATTGAAAGAAATACAATTGTTTCGTATAATCGGTAAAACCACCAAGACCTGAGGGTCATCAGAGGCCTGTCCTTCAATCACCGGTTGCTCATCCTTCTTACTAAAAATGGAGGGAAAAAATGTTTTCCACGTTGATGATTCTCCTTCAACTTTGTTGTTCTTAAATTTGTCTCGAATTGATGTCTCTCCTCGAATTTTGGTCTTCTTCTGAAATTTCTCTCGCTGGGTACCACCACTACTAGCAACTGCCTCTCCAGTAATCAGTTTGATCTTCTCAGTGGGTACGGTTGCTTCACCTTCTACGACAAGGTCTACTTCGTTGTCACTTGCTGAATCGTCTTGAGGCACTACGTGTTCAGTGGTCTTATATTTACGCAGGCATATCTTGCAGAGTAGGCGATACGTCGATGTTTTCTCTGAACGGGCGTGTTTATGTTTAAAGATAAGTCGACACCGTTCACACTGATGAAAGTGGTCGTACGCATGTCCGTCGTCAGGCAATCCAAGATGTTCTCTGCCCAAAATTCGCAATTCCGTGTTTTCCTTCTCGTCGCTTTCTCCTTCCAGATAAGCGACAATTTCTGGGTCACGTTTTCCTCGATTCAGTATCCACGATGTTCCACGGTACAAAAGATATCCACAGACCATAAAAACTCCAATTTTCAAAAGGTTGCTAAATTCAGGTGTCTGTCTTTCTGTTATCATTGTGTAAATCGCACCCGCCGTGTATCGCAGTCCATTCAAAATCATGGTTCTTGTCTCATAAATCAATCTCTGCAACACACACCAGGGGGTATATGCCATTTCAGCCACTACGCGATATGCTTCACTTCTTGCTCCAGCCTCAAAGGTGTTTGGTAGGATTCGATTGTTAAAATTTCGGAGCATACGACTCCAATATCCTAATTTAAGGTTGTGTCCAATCAATTGTCCCATTCGCAGAAGTGTCACTACGGCAAAGTACATGATGAAACTGGCGCACACCGCAGCATCCTTTAAATCGTCAGTGTCTTCATATCGCACAAGATAAAAGTTCATTGCTGTCATCGAAGCGTTCACCTTATCCATCAAATCATCACTGTCATCCTTAAAAAACCTTTGTCGTGAATTTCGAATTCCAGTTTTGAATTTTTGGTATTTTTCAGCAACACTATCAACCATATCTCTCATTTCTGGTGTTAAGTCAACTTTTGGAACTTCAACTGGTTCTTTTGGTCTACCAAATCTTCTATCAGTCAAATAGTATAATAGGTCTAACAGCTCTCGAGTAATAACTCTTGGTCGCACTTGTTCACCTCCATCGTCTGGCACAGATTCGAAGAATTCGCGTATTGTTCCATCTGTGCTTCGATTTACGTACTCGGCATACGAAAAAGGAACGTGATCTCTTGGTTGTTGGGGTTCAGGTTCCGGTTCTGGTACAGGGACAATTTCAAAATCTACAGCGTCACGCCATTCTGGCCATTGCTCGGGATCTGAGCCAACATACTCTTTCACATGTCCTTCAATCACATCTTCGTCGTGATCTTCTGGTCCAAAGAGTTGGTCTCCCTCTCCATCCCATTCATCAACATCACTATCTTCAAATTCCGGAAATTTTTTGGGTTTTTGGACGTGTGTCTCTTGAAAGTTTTCTGGATGAGCTGCTTCTTTGTCTACGTTCGGGTATATAAGTGTGCCTTCTTCTCCGGTGACAATTTCGTTGATATCTCTAATTGATGGATCGAAGACATTACGAGTTCTGGCCAACAGTTCATTGACTATTTGATAGATCTTAAAAAGACTTTCCTCCGATCGATCGTAGATGTAAAGTGGTTTAAATTTTGTATCGGGGGCTATCGCACGCACTAGACAATGCTGGCTTCGCAAGTAATTTGAGTATTTGATTGCCAAATCCGCCATCAGCTCTGCAAACGTCATTTTTTCACCAATTGGTGGTGCCTTTGGGTCAGTCGGAGAACGGTATGAAAAGACAATGTGCGAGTGATCAAATTCCCGTTCTTCTTTTACTTTAATGCACTCAATCAGCACATTTCTTCGTCGTTTATACGCTTCTTTACACTTGATTGATTTTGGTTCAGGATAGGGAATGTTTGTTGTGGTAATTAGTCCGCGTGATGTGAATACGCATCCTTTTGTTTCCAGATGAGCCATTGGCAATACTTTCGGTACATTAGATTTGACTGTGATCATTTCTCCTGCTAGTTCTTCTGTATCTTGTTGATCAGCATCATCAATTCCAACAAACTCTTGACATCTATAATTATCCCAAAATTCCATCGCTGGAGTTCTAGGGTAAAAAGTGTCTGCTGCTGGAATGTTTTGACTTCTTCCTAACACATAGGCTACTGTAGACATAAGGTATGACTTACCGATTTCTGTTGATCCATAAAAGCTGATGTGGAATGGATCTATTCTCACGGGTTGTTGATCTAAGA